ATCGCCGTGACCATCGCCTTCGTGATGCGGGTCTGGAAGGGATCCTCGACGGGCTTGCCCTCCTGGCTGGCGACCTGCGCGGTCGACTTCATCTTCCACGACTGCGGGATCGCGAAGATGCCCGGGCCTGAGAGCCGCGAGATGAGCCTCGCGTTGATCGTGTGGGTGCAGCGCACGATCTCCTCGCAGTCGGCGAGCACCGAGCGCATGGGCGCGTCGGCCATCATCGAGTAGGCCGGGTGCCGCTTCCAGAGGCGATAGACGATGACCTCGTTCGATACCGGCTCGAAGTCATCATCGGGAGCCTCGACCAGCTCCTCGGGGGTGAGCCCCGGCGCATAGATGCGACTCCACGTCTCGCGCCCTCGCTTCTTCGAGTTCTTCCGCATCTCAAGCGCCGAGACGACCTCCCACTTCTCGGGCTCGTCCTCGGTCTCAGGAGTCCAGACGAGGTAGCACTCGCCCGTGAGGAAGCGGAGCTGCCCGTAGGCGGCGGTGATCTGCACCATGCCGCCCATCGGGTCCTGGATGCGCTCGAACAGGGCGATGGCCTGCTCGTCCTCGGACTCGGTGATCTCGCCCTTCTCGTCCTTCTCGCCGACGAAGAAGCGGATCTTCGTGAGGCCCCGCGCCCAGAACTGAGCGGCGTAGCGCACCGCGCCGATCTGGTCGTAGTAGGCCAGGGCGTCGAGCTGCCACTGCGGCACCTTGACCCCGCGGTTCGGGATGGGCATCGAGCCCACTCGGGCAGCGGATGCCGTGAGCGCGTTGCCGACCTTGCCCGATGGAGTGCTGATCTCGATCCCGGCAGACGGCTTGCGCCGCCGCTCGACAGCCGTGCTCACTGGCGACTCTCGCGTGCGGCCTGACGTTCAGCTACTCGCTGCTGCTCGGCAGCCACGCGACGCTGTCGGCGAATCTCTGCGGCCTCGGCGAGTCGCGCCTTGCGTTCCTGACGCTCTGCCCGGCGCTGCTCCAAGCTCTGCCCGCACGATCCACATCCCGCCACCTTGCCCCTCCTGGGTCGATTCCGCAGGATGGTAAAGGCCGAGGACGACGCTCGTCTACTTGGTGAGCTTCTGCAGCACCTCGACGCCGAGGCCGAACAGACCGACCAGCGCCGAGATCGCGAACCACACGCCGATGCCCACGAACCCCTCCTCGATGCTGTCGGGGAGCTTGCCGAGGGTCGCCATCCAGAAGCCGTAGACGAGGCCAGACACCCAGAACCCGGCGCACCACGGGCAGACGATGAAGTCGCCCCAGTAGACCGCCCGCTCGTCGTCCTTGATCCGTTCGAGCACCCAGTCTCGAGGACGGTCGAGGATGCGGTCGTCGCCGATGAGCTTCCAGACCCGCGCCGCGATGAGCGCGAGCAGGACGAAGACGTAGGGCTCGGGGATCACTCGTCGGGGAGTATCAGCTCGCGGTCGGGCAGCACGAGCTTCCGACCCGTCTTGCGCTCGGGAACGTTGAAGCCCATCTCGCGCAGGAACGGGGTGACGTCCTCGGCGGTGAGCTTGGTGCCCTCGGGCAGCAGGACGACCGGGCGCTGCGCCGCTTCCATGACCTCGACCGCCCCCTGCTGGGCCTCGGCCATCCACTCGCGGTTCTCGATCACGTCGCGGGGCAGATGGAGAACGAGGACGTCGAACGGGCCGAGACGCAGGGCATCGAGCCTGGCGGCGATCTCATGCTTGAAGGAGCGGCGGTTCTCGCGGTTCTCCGGCGCTCTCCCGCCCTCGCGGCTCATGCCGTGCTCCCTGGCTCGGTTTCGGTCGGCCTGGCGGGAGGATCGCTCTCCGCAGGGCATGCCCAGAAGGGGCGCGGGCTGAGGTTCGCGACGTAGGTGCAGTCGTCGAAGCGATGCGAGCGCTCGACGTGGGCTCCGGTCATCCAGATCGTGATGGCCGCCAGAGTCCAGCTCAGGGTCAGCAGCACGACGATCACGCGGGTACTCATACCAGCAGGACGATGGCGACGAGGGCCATGAAGACGAGCATGCCCGTCACGACGACGAAGACGAGCCCGAGCATCGCCGCCGAGTCGGCAGCCTCCTGCTCGCGGGTCTTGCCCTCGCCGTAGTCGTAGTCGACCGTGAGATCGTCGCGGCCCGTCTTCTCGCGCACCTCCTCGGTCAGATCGTCGAGCAGCTCCTGAACGTGGTCGGGATGCTTGGCCATGACTCTCCTCTCAGCAGGACAGCTCATAGTGGATTCGCCAGCGGTCGTGCGGGCACTCCCTCGGGTTCTGATCTCCGGTCGCCTCGCGGACGCGCCAGCGCACCATCGTCGGCGCGTTCGCGTTCGCCTCCTCGACGATCTCGCGGACGGTCAGCCACATGGGCGCACAGATCACGGCCTCGCAGGGACCGTCTCGGCGGAAGCGGATCTCCTCGGGATGCATGGCGCGGGATTCTAGTGAAGCCCTCGGCGAGAGCAAAGCGCTCACTGCCAGTACGCCCCGCGCAGGTTCGTGTGCAGGCGACGACGGTTCACGCCCAGCTCTTCGAGAGCTGCCGAGTAGCGCCGCGAGTGGGCCATCATCGCCTTCTGCTCGGAGCCCAGACCGAACCCTCGGCCTCGGGGATCGTGGGTGTGAACGATCCTCGACGACGGCACCGCCACGCACTCGATGCCCGCCAGCATGAGCTTGACCGCGATCAGATTGTCGGCGTAGTAGCTGAGATCGTCGGGCAGCGGGAAGACGGCATCGAGCCAGCCGCCGTGCAGCACCGGGAAGGTCGACATCCGCGAGGGCGTCCCATCGGGCACGGCCCGCTTGTGCCCGCCGTAGTTCGTCCAGCGGGGATCGATCACCGTGGGCGCGGGATAGGCCCCCGCGTTCAGCGCCGAGAGCAGCGGCGGGAGCCAGTTGTCGTTCTCGGGGTACATGTCGTCGGAGGAGCAGCAGAACACGTCCGGCGGGTCATCTCGAACGAGAGCGGCGACCTCGTTCAGCCCTGCCGCCCAGCCTCCCTCTGCCCAGGAGGGAACGATCTCGACGGGCTGGCACGTGTGCCGGGCGAAGCGCTCGGCGGCCTCGCGCCAGGCATCGCCGCGCTCGTGGATCGTGGGCACCGCGACCACGACCGAGGGCGCCGGGCGGGTGAGCTGCACGCGCTTGGTCTTGTTGGCCTTCATCGCTTGCGCCCGTAGATGACGTTGTTGGCCGTCTCGCCGATCAGCTCGAAGTCTCCGGTCAGGGTCAGCGCCCCGGCGCGGCGCTCCTTCTCGCGCTCGAAGCAGATCACCTCGACGGACTCCCATGCGGGGTGCCGGGAGTAGGCCTTGACGATCTCGTTGGTGCGCCCTTCGGTGTCGATGCTCACGACCGAGAAGCGACCCTCGAACCAGTCGAGGAGGTGGTCGACCGAGACGGCGGCGGCGATCAGTCTCTGGAACGGCACCTGTCTCGCCCACTTCTGAGCCTCCCTCGGCTCGACCGTCGAGAGGTGGTCGTCCTTCGAGTAGAGCCACGTCATGAGCCCCGACTGATCGGCGGTCACGATCGCCTGGCAGCACTGGATCGAGGTGTTCTCGCGGTAGAGGTCGGCGAGCTTGGCGAACGCCCAGGCGGCGGGCTCGACGCAGACGCCCTGCCATCCCCGCGACGCCAGGGCGACCGTGTTCGAGAAGGTGCGCCCGTCGCCAGCTCCGATGTCGAGGAAGCGCCCGACCGGGAGCCCTTCGACGGCGGCGAGGATGATCGCCTGCTCGCCCGACTGCGAGAAGTCCTCCCAGTCGGTGATCGGGTTCGTGTCGCAGCCCTCGTCGATCACGGGACGAGAACCGGGTCGTCGTGGTGGAAGGGGATGACGAAGTAGCCGATGAGGATCCCGACGACAACGATCCAGGCGTAGACGAGCCACCACTGCCAGCGCTTCATGCCCTGACCCACAGCTCGTCGGACTGCAAGAGCATGCTCTCGCGGGCGGGGTGCCGCAGCTCATCGAGGGTGCGCTCCCACTTGAAGCCCGCCGCCTCGACGAACTCGCTCATCTCCTTCGGCGTCGCCGCCCCGGCGTACAGCTCCTCGTGGTTTACCTCGGCGATCACCGCATCGCACATCGTGAGCACCTCGGTCGCCCCCTTGAGCACTTCCAGCTCGTAGCCCTGGACGTCGATCTTGAGCAGCGCCGGGGAGACGATCTCCTCGAGGAACTCGTCGAGCATCGCCTGCCCGACCTTCACGGGCTCGGTCTTGCGCGTGTACGGGAAGGCCTCGCGGTGGAGCTCCGCCATCGGCAGGATCGACGACGACGGGATGAACTCGTTGCGGTGCATGGTCACCCGGCCAGGGTTCGCGCCCAGGGCGACGGCGTACCACTTCCAGCGCCGGGCATAGGCGCGGGTCGCCTTGCGGGGCTCGGGTTCGAGCGGCTCGAAGGAGATCACCTTCGCCTGGTGCCACGCCCTCAAGCTCGACAGGGCGAACTCACCCCTGAACGCGCCGACGTCGATCACGGTCGCATACGGGCCTCCGGTGACGGGTGCCTCGAAGCTCATGCCTGGTCTCCTTCCGGTTGAGATGTCCAGAGGGTCGTCTCCTGCTTCACGCCGCCCCGGATGATCGGGTTCAGCGAGGAGTCGAGATCGCGGCCGAGCACGAGCTTGACTCCCCACGAGGTGCCGCCCTTGCCGTCTGGCCCGAGCGCGTGGTAGCGGTTGCCTGCCTGGATCACGTAGACGCCGGGCGGCAGATAGTTCACCGCGTCGGGGTGGAGCATGATCACCAGCTCCTCGTGCTTCGGCGGGTCGCCCACGGGTCGCCACATCGCCTGCCCCTTGAACCCCGAGTGGATCTGCTCGCCGAACGCGAGCACGTCGGCCTCGTTCATCTCAAGGGGTTCGAGCGGCGCGTCGTGCCGCCCTGGCATCCGCATCTGTTGTCGGCGGCTCACGTCGACCAGAGCCCGCGCAGCGCCTCGGTCGCATCGACGCACTCCTCGTGGGTCAAGACGTCGCGCAGGGGCTGGATCGCGTTGTCGAGCGACTTGCCGATCTCGGTGCCCGCTAGCGCGTCATCGGCGGCATAGCTCTCCGCGATGGCGTGCAGGGCAGCGGCAGAATCCCGCGTGAGGCGCACTGTGACGCGCTCTCCCGGCCAGGGAGCGTGAAGGCTCACCGGATTAGGCCCTGCGCCCCGGCCACCCGGGAGAGCCGCTCCTGAGCGCCCGTCAGCTCCTGCTCCATCGGCAGCGCCTCGGCCTCGTCGCCGAAGCGGTCGCAGCGGTAGAGGAAGTCGATCCCGCCATGGTCGTCGACGTGGGTCGTGTTCGAGTAGAACCGCCGCTCGTCCATGTACTCGGCGCAGTTCGCCGCGTGGTAGTGGATCACCCGGAGATCGGGCACCGTGACCGAGCCGACGCCAGGCTGCGGGACCGAGCCGCAGTGCAGCCCGTCCTCGTCGGACTGATAGCGGTAGGTCGCCGTGCGCTTGTCGAGGCGGAAGGCCCGCCACGGCTTGAACCCGCCGCGAGGCAGAACCCAGCCCGGGCGATGGTGCGAGCAGTAGGTCAGGATCACCCGCACGAGACGATGGCGGCGCATCGGGCGGGCGAGGAGCATCGAGCGCATGGCAGCTCCGCCCCCGGGCTCAAGCACCTCGTCGGCATCGAAGCACGTCACCCAGTCCGCCCCCTGGTCATGCGCCCAGGCGAGTAGAGCTTGCCGCTCATGATCCTCTTGGAAGCGCCCGAACTGCTTGGTGTCCTGAGGTGCGAGGTGCGCCTCGAAGCCTGCCGGGAGGAGCTGGGCGACCATCGCCGTGACCTTCGCCCAGCTCTCGGGATCGATCCGCAGGTAGAGCTTGTCGACGAGCTGCGCCAGCTCTGCGAGATGAGCGGGCCACCACTCGTCGAACGAGTCGCGGTCCCGCTTGACCAGCTCGACACCGACGATCACCAGTCGGATGCGTCGCGCCCGCAGAGCGTGTCGGTCTCGCCCGCGTTCACGAGATGCTCGGTGCCGCTCGATGCCGTGACGACCTCGTAGGCGGCCTTCACGCCCTCCTCTTCGGCTGTCTCGGCGGCCTTCGCGCACTGCTTGCAGAACGCCTCGGGGTCTGGCCCGGACTGCGAGATGCGGCGTGCCTTGGTCATGGTGCCCTCCTTGAGTCGAAGTGTGGTGCGGGATTCTAGTGAAGGTCTCGGCGATCCGTCAGGAGGCCTGAGCGAGAGCGGGTTCGAGCCATGTGTGCAGGGTGCGAGCATGAGCCCGCAGCGCCTCGGAGATGCTCTCGAAGGTCTCGACGCTCGCCTCGCGTCCGGTGTGCTGAGGGAGCCACGCGACGACTGCCATGCCGTTCTCCAGCTCGATCACCTCGGCGAGGCGACCGATGGGGCCGCCCTGCTCGTCTCGGTCGCGGATCAGATACCAGAGCCGCACGGCTCAACCGTAGACGGCCCTACGGATACTGGCGAGCCGTCACGAACCCGTCGGTCAGGTCGTAGACGATGGGCGATCCGTTCGGCACGACCGCGACGCCCTCGACGCGCATCTCATGGAACGTCATCGGCAGGATCGCCGAGTCGGTGCCGCCCGTCGAGTCCGAGTCGTAACAGATCACCAGATAGTCCCACGCATCGCCCGCGTCCGGCCCGCCGCCCGCGTTCCACTCGAGGAGTGGCAGCACGAGCGGGATGACATTGTTCGTGTCGTCGACGACCGGAGCTGCGAGGTCGGCGTTGTCGAGCTCGATCCTCGCGTAGTCGCCGTTCGTGACCTCGGGGTTCGCCGCCAGCAGGGCAGCGAGGGTGTCGTAGGTTCGCATGATCGCGAGCGACTCACAGGGCGATGCCAGCACGACCGCCCGCAGGACGGCGTTGGTCGGATCGCTCAGGCGCACCCGCTCATACAGCTCGACCTCGCGGCCAAGCGTGATGTTCGACTGGCCCGGCATCTAGGCGGGCTGCCCGACGACGGTGATGGTCGTCCCGCCCACGGAGATGCGGCCGACGTGAACCTCGGTGCCCTGGCTGATCCCGAACCTCGGGCGCACGATGATCGGCGTGATGCCCATCGTCACGGTGCCCGTGTGAACCTGCGACTGAGACACGGCGGGAGCCTAGCGCTCAGCCCCGGATGGCGGGGCGCAGGCGGGTCGCCCTCGGATCGGTGACCGCCTGGCTGGTGAGGAAGCGCTCGGGCTGGACCTGGCCCTCGGGCACGCTCATCTCGGCCTCGCCCATGCGCCCCTCCGTCCAGTTGACCATGCTCGACCACATGTCGACTTGGTCGTCGTGAGAGCCCGAGTTGAAGACCGCCAGCTCCTCGACGAACTCCTGAACGTCCATCGGCGTCGTCTCGTCGTAGGAGTCGCCCGCCTCGTTCGGCCACCCCGGCAGCAGACAGTTGTGCCCGACGAGCGCGGGCTCGGCAGCTCCCGCTCGCGCCCACTTCGTGCCGACCGCGTTCGAGAGCGTGAGGCCCGTGACCGACTTCCGCAGGCGCTTCACCGCGTCCGGGCCGTTCGCCGAGTTCTCGACGACGATGAAGTGGCCGAGGTCGGGCCAGAGCGAGTGCGCCCAGACGCTCAGCTCCTTCATGCCCTCGATGGTCGCGTTGAGAGCTGCCCGCTCGTGGTAGAGCCGCAGGAGGTAGCGCATCGCTCCCGAGACGCCCCAGACGCCCCCGGAGGCAAAGTCGGAGTGCTCGGTGTCCTTCACGCTCGTGTCCCAGAAGTGCCCGATGTAGTCGAACTCGCCGAAGCGGCTCGCCAGCTCCTTGACCTCCTCGGGACCGAACTCGGAGGCCCGCCGATAGAACGACAGCTCGGGGTCGTAGTAGCGCCAGTCGGCCCGCTTGAGCAGCTTGCCCTCGCGGGGAGCTGGGCGCTGCTGGTACTGCCCCGCATAGACGTGGGCGGTGATGCCGTCCGAGCGGCGCTTCGCCGTGAGCATCGCCGGGGTCTGCACGGCGGGCATGAGCAGATCGCCGGGCTCGGTTCTCGGATCTCCGAGGATCTCGCGGCCCGATGCCAGCTCGACCGTCTCGGGGTAGGAGCCCCCGACGATGAGCGGATGCCCGACCTCGTACTCGGTTGGCAGGCAGAGGTGATGCCAGCCGCCGACTTCGAGGAGGTGCCCGATCAGATCGGTCTCGTCGATGCGCTGCCCGATGACGAGCATGACGCCGGGGTCGTCGTCGAGATCGTCAAGGCGAGACGCCCACGTATTGCCCCACCACTCGACCGCCCCTTCCAGCTTCGTCTTCTCCTCTGATCGAGCGTCCTGCGCGTTGTGGGGATCGTCGAGCTGCAAGACGCCGCCGCGCTCTCCGGTGCCGCCGCCGACGTGCAGGGCGATGCGGTGGCCGCCCTGGTCGTTCGAGTAGCGGGTCTTGAGGTTCTCGTCTCGGGCCAGGCGGAAGGTCTCGCCCCAGCGGGCTTGATACCAGCGCGTCTCGATCACGTTGCGCGAGTAGCGCGTGTCGCGCTCGGCGAGGCGATCCTTGTAGGAGCTCGACAGGATGCGCTCGGCGGGCTTGCGCGTCCACCACCACGCCGGGCCGAAGACCGAGAAGATCGACGACTTGAGAGCGCCGGGCTGGATCGTGATGAGCAGGCGGGTGATCTCGCGCTCCATCGCTGCCTGGTAGTGCTCGGCGATAGTGTCGACGTGCCAGGTCTTGACATAGGGGCGGGGCATCGAGGCGTGAGGCCAGACGGCGGGGATGAACGCCCTGAGCGATCCCGACAGGCGCTCGGCCTCGGCCGCCAGGGTCTCGCCCTCGCGGTCCCGCTCGATGGAGGAGCCAAGCTCCGCCCGTAGCTCTCCCAGAGTCGTCGTCACGCGATGGCCCGCTCGCCCGCCTTGGTGATGCCGTACCACCAGCGATAGCCGTTCTCGTCGCGGACGCGGTCGAGCATCCCCTCTGCGACGAGCCCCTCAAGCTCGGCCTCGGTCGTGCCCTCCCTGCCCGCCCAGATGCGGAGCCCGTGATGGCGCTCCTGATAGGCGGCGACGATCCGCAGGGTGCCGCGCTCCTCGCTGGTCAGCTCGCTCACAGGAGCATGAGCTGGTCGGGGTCACGGACTTCGAGACGGCGATGCGCTTCCCAGTGGTGCAGCTCACAGAGCGACTCAAGGCCGTCGAGGTGATGCCAGCAGCCGCCATCGGAGTGCTTGACCTTCCGGGTCTCGCCGTAGACCTCGATGGTCAGCGTCGAGAGCGGAACGATGTGATGCGTCGACAGGCCCCGGAGGTTCGTGCAGTCCTCGCGGATGCACTTGAACCCATCGCGGGTCTTCGCTGCATGGCTGGCGGGACCCCAGAAGTGGTTGTTAGCGAAAGCCGCGTAACAGGCGTCGGTGCACCAGCGCGACCGTCGCCCCTCGCACTCTCGGTTGCACCACCGGCAGCGCCCATTCTCGCCCTGCCAAGCCGATGCCTCGCAGGCGACCAGTAGGTGATCGGAGTTCGGACTCATCGCGCTCTCTGGTGGGCTCGCTCCTGCAAGCCGTCGCAGCCCTCGGGGCAGAGCCAGAGACGCCGCTCGCCGATGACCGCCAGCGGGTGAGCCTTGGTCGAGTGGCCGCACTTGAGCTTCTGGGGCTCGGCGCTCTCGCGCACGACGTTGTCCGAGTAGAGCGAGGAGAGCGTCTTGCGGCGAGTCACGCGACGGGTCACGGGCACGCGATGCTAGGCGCTGTCCACCGTTGTGATGCGCACGTAGGCGGGCACCGCAGAACCGCCAGCGGCGACCTGGCCGTTGCCACCGGAGCTTGTCCAGCCACGGATGCGATAGGTGTGCTCGCCAGCGTCCGGGGTCAGGAACCTTCGCACCAGACACGGAGCCAAGGTGTTCGCGCCGATGAAGGCGATGCGCCCGAGATCAGTCGCGGTGTCGTCCCAGAGATTGAGGATGGTCGTGCCAGAGCCGCCGACAAACAGGAAGCAGTAGAACTCGATGCACACTCGGGTCTCGCCGTCGAAGGTGACCGGCCCTGCCGACAACACCTCGGTCGGAGCGGCCTCGCTGCCGCTGACGAGCGTGACATCTTCGTCTAGCTCCGCGTAGGCCAACTCGGATCCGAACGACTCGCCCGACTCCTCCTCAACGACGTAGCGCCACGCCCCATCGGAGAACTCACGCTTGTGTTGCAGAGACATCGAGCGGCAGCTTAGGGAAGTGGGCGGCTTGTCATGGCACGCGGATCGAGCCGCCGGCGTTGACTCGGATCATGCGAGGCCCGCCGCCCTTCACGATCGCGCCCGTCTCGGCGAGGTTGCGGATGTGGACGTGGGCGGTCGAGACGTCGACCTCAAGGGCGGCGGCGATCTCGCGGACGGTCGGTGCCCACCCGTGCTGCGCGATGTAGGCCGAGATGAAGTCGAGCGCGAGCTGGCGCTGCATCCGCCCTCGGGCTCGCTGGCGTTCGAGGGCGGCGGCCGGGAAGGGCATCACCAGCGTCCCCACACGAGCGCGTAGAGGAACGGCGAGATGGGCGCGATGCAGGCGACGAGGATCAGGGCGACGTTCACGGCTTCTCCTTCGGTGCGACGTCGAGCTTGCCCTCGGCGAGCTGCGTCCACGTCGTTCTCCCGCATGGGCACGCATAGGTGGCACCAGCGGCCGTGATCGCGGTCGGGCGCAGCTCTCCGCCGCAGTGAGCGCACGAGAGCTGCATCACGAGCCCGCCTCTAGCGCCAGGGGCTCGGCCTCGATGATCTCGCCCTCGATCTCGCTGAGGATCTCCGCGAGCTGGAGCTTGCGTTCGAGCGGCAGGCGGTCGAGAGCGCCGGGCGGGAGGATGATCGCGTTCTCGATCTGGATCGGCCCGCCGTCCTTGCCCGTGATCTCGTGGCGAGTCTTCCGACCGAAGTACGCGGGGAAGCGTCGCTCGAGTTGCCATGCGAGCGCCTGCCATTGCCCCGGTCGGTCGAGACGCCCCTGTAGGCCGATCTCAGTGAGGTTGCCGACGACGAACTGCGAGAGCGCGGTGTCGACCGCGGTCACGAGCTGGGCGAACTCGTCCTTGGCCAGCACCTCGGGAAGGTCGCCGTTCGCCCCCGAGATGGCAGCTCGACCTCGCTCCATCCAGTTGTAGTAGGTCTGCCGCACGACGCCCGCGTAGGCGCAGGCGACCTCGGGCGGGGCTCCTGCTCGCAGGGCGTCGATGATGAGCCCGCGCACCTCGGGAGTCAGCTTCGAGACGAACCTCCCAGTCTCGGGATCCTTCTCGCGCTCAGGCATGGCGCTTTCGGACTGTCCAATGGCTCACGACGCGCCGAGCGTAGCGCATGGGGCGAACGGACGTTAGGCGGGCTGCGGCTCGTCGTCCTCTGCCAGCATCGCGTATTCCTCGGCGCTCACCTCTCGCGCCTTGTTCAGTCCGTCGCCGAAGGGGAGCCCGCACGTTCCGCACCAGCCCGGCGTCTCCCGCTTCCATGACTGTTGAAACGGCAGGCAGGCGCACCGCTTGTCGGTGAAGGGCCTGACGTTCATGCGCTGCGCTTCGCCGGACAGGTCGAGAGGTGAAGCTCGGCCGTGCAGCCTGGTAGCTCGGTGCACTCGTCGAGCAGCTCGCGCTCGGTCACGAGGCGAAGCGATGGGCGCTCTGGCGGAGGAGCCAAGGTCACCTGCGCGTTCTCGTTCGGCGAGACGACTGAGATCGACGAGAAGTCGAAGTAGCCGCTGGCGGGCTTGCCGCCCCAGCTCGCCTTCGTGCCATCGTCCGAGAAGACCCACCCCTCTGCGCCGAAGACCCGTGCCTCGGGGTGAGTGGGCCTGCGGCCTCGCCTCGGGCGGTGGCGCAGGAGAACGGCGAGCGTGAAGCCGATGAGGAAGCCCTCGATCAGGAGAACCCAGTCGCTCACGGCAGACCTCCTAGCACGGCAGGAACATCTTGCAGCGTCGACAGACGACGCCCTGGTGGGCAGTCCCGGGCCAGAGCATCTCGCCCGTATCGTGACCGCCAGCGCACTCGCTCCTCGACTCCTGTAGGTCCCAGAGTCGCGCCTTGACCCAGGCGGCCAAGAGCGGGATCGCCACCGCGAACCCGCTCAGGCCGATTAGCGTCCGAACTGGCACTAGTACGTGGTCGGCCCCGGGTTCGGGATCGGCTGCTTGCAGAAGCCGGGGAACGTGGCGCTGTACGTCCTCACCCACTGAGCGCCCGCCGTGGCGGGAGCTGCCAGCAGAGCGATCACGAACGCGATGGTGATGAGTCGCTTCATCGTCTCCTCCTATCCGCTGCCCGGGACGACCGGGTGCGGCTTGCCCTTGAAGTCACGCACGCACTTGCCGCCCTGGTGATACGCCGCGTCGTGGCAGCTCTTGGTCGGGAGGTGGGGAGGCTTCGGCGCTGCTGGCGTCGGCTCCTCGGTCGTCTCGGTGTACGTCGTCGTGGTCGAGCTCGTCGTCTCGGTGACGGGCGGCTCGACTACGGGTGGCTCGCCGATGGTCGTCGGCGGTGGCAGGGTCGTCGGCGGGGTCGTCTCCGTCGTCGTCGTGGGCGGCTCCTCGGGGTCTTGCTTGCAGCGGTCGTTCCCCGGCTTGCCGTCCTGACCTCCCGGCGGGTTCGGCTCCTGGCCGCCCGGGTTGTCTGGGCACGGCGGAGGAGGCGGCGTCGTATCGGTGGTCGTCGTCGTCTCCGTCGTGGTCTCGGTGTCAGTCGTGTCGGTCGTGGTCGTCGTGTCGGTCGTCGTGGTTGTCTCGGTCGTGGTGGTCGTGCACGTCGTTGTATCGAGCGGCCTCACGCAGCCTGTCGAGATCAGCGAGGCATCGCCCTTGCCCGGGTAGGCGTTCCACTGCTTCGGCGGCGGGCCTGTCGTCGAGCCTGCGGCGAACGCGGGGATGATGTCGCCGTCGTGATCGCCATGCCCGTTCGGGTGCCCGGAGATCGAGTCCTTGTCGACCGTCTCGATGTTGAACCCGTTGCCCGTGTTCCCGTTGCCCTGCACCTTGTGGCAGATCGTCACTCGATGCTCGGGCGTCTCGTTGGTGGCCACCGTCTCGATCAGGGCAGCCACGTCTCCGCTCGCCAAGCCGAACCCGGCGATGGCGAGCACGACGAGCGCGACGATTCCTCCTAGTCGCTTCATGACCGTCTCCTCTTTCGGTTGTCTAGCACCCAGACCCCGACCACTCTGATCGGCGTCCGTTCGTCAAGCCCCAGGCTCCCGCCATGGCCTGACCGATCCGCGAGTACCAGCTCGCCGCCGACTTCGGGACGATGAAGCCTCGCGCCTCGGCATCGGCCTTGGCTGCCCAGAACATTCGCCAGAAGGTCGACTCCATGAACTGGAGCCAACCGCCTGCCCCTGAGCCCTCACGGTTCGGCACCCACGGTGCCTCCCCGCTTCGCCCTGCTCCCTCAGTCCGAGAGCAGCTATCGATCCACCACGCGGTGCCCGGCCACGCCGCTTGAACCTCGGCGATGGCCCGCTGCCAAGACGACTGCTCGTCGAGAGTCTTGCGCTCGATGAGCCAGCGCTCGGTCGCCCGTCGCGCTTCGAGGGATCGCTCGGGCCAGACCTCGGCGAGGTAGTGAGCGTCCGCGCAGTTGCGCGGCTTGCGCCCGGCCGGGTGCGGCGTCTCGATCCCCCTGACCGCTCGATGAGCTGAGAACCGCTGGCGGTAGAACGCGAGCCCGCTGCGATCGTCAGGACATCGAACGGTGAGACGGACGGGGACGGCGGGGCGTGCAGCTCCCGCCGTCTTAGTGCCCTCGGCTGCACCCGAGTTCTTGAATCCGCTGGCGGCAACGATGGCCGCGATGAGTGCTCCTGTGACAACGAATCTCAGCGCTCCCTCTCCCTGTTTGCTGGCAAGTCCTCGACGCCCTCTGCGTCGGCATCTCGCCACAGCTGCGTCGCAGCGTCCACGGCGAGGTTCATCACCTTGTAGAACAGGATCAAGCCCACGACGGCTAGAGCGATGACCTGCCAGCTCAGGAGAACCGAGATGGCGATCATGCCGCTGCCCTCGCGATGATGCGCCCGGCGATCAGATCGCGCCACCCGTTCTCTAGGGCGAGAGCGCTCGGCAAGATGCCCGAGTGCTGCGGAGCGAGGAAGCCCAGCTCCCGCGCCCGGTCGCAGTCGATGGTCGTGATGCCCTCGTCGAGATCGTCGGGCGTCGTGACGCCCCACGCGTACATCGCGTATTCCCAGGCGTTGTTGTAGCCGCCCTCGAACTCGCTGACGAGCTGGGCGGCCACGCACTTGCAGCCCGACTCGATGTCGAGCGTGTCGAGGTTCACTTGCTCGATCCACCCGGGACCGATCACCTCGTCGAGGAATGCTGCTCCTGCTCGAACTTGCTCGGGGACCTCTGGACCTGCCATGACTTCTCCTCCTCTCAGCGCCGCCGGATGGTGACGCTCGGTGTGTCCTCGTAGGTTGACGTCGCCGCTTCGAGCGCGGCCTTGTAGGCGGGATTCGCCGTCGCTGCCGTCTTGGCCTTCTGCGCCGCGACCTTGCGCTCGTGGGTCGTGGTGATGATCGCGTCGATGTTCGCCTCGGGCATCCCTGCCTCGCGCAGTCGAGTCTCGAGGACGTCGGGATCGATGATGTTCCGCTTGCCCGCCTTCACCTCTGCCTTGAGACGCCCCGGCA